AAAGCTAATACTTGTGTATTCGCTGGCGCTGGACTGACATGAACCGAAAGGGGATTGAAGGTCGCAGCGTTTGTGTTGACCCAAGATGCCCTCACCCCTTCGGAAGTTTCCTTCCTCATCTTAAGAGCATCTCGGTCAAAGATTTGTGCACTTGACTCTTCTTTAAAGAAGAAGTCCAAAAACTTCGACGGAGTCGAAGTGGTGATACTCCCAGACGGGTATTGCTGGGCATACGCTATCTTGTTATAGGTGGCTATGTTCAAGGTGAGCGAGTCTTTTGAGGAGACTCCCATCGATTAGGAAGATCTCGATTCTCTTTTGGCAGTCATCAAAGGATCTTTCTAGCCTTCGGAGGCTGAGATATCTGACCTACTCTCAGCCCAAATCACAGGTCAGATTCCAGCTTTCCCGGACGAGATGCCCCTTAGAAAAGGGAGTTATTCCATCCAAGTCCCATACAAGTTGAAAGGTGAAGATGACCTGTGTGCTCATGCCGCTTTTGTTTGCTCCAAGAGCATTCTCCCTCGAATGGATATAGCTACGGTCCAGAAATTCTTTGCGCTAGCTGCCAATCCAGCTAACCACCCGGGAGCTAAGAAAATGCACAACTCCCCTCTCAAAGAGGAAGAATCCAAGGAGCCCCTCGCAGACTCAGACGACGAAGTCGCCGCCCCCTCCCCGAAGGCTACAATTCCCCTTCACTTCAATTGTAAGCAGGCTCTACTAAGGGAATTGGGTGTCATGAATCTCGTAGAGGTTCATCAGGGGAAGAACTGCATCATGTGTCATGATCTTCCTGAAGTGGAGCGATTGACAGCCATTCTCACAAAAAGAAGCGTCAAAACTATCCTCATGGTAGACAAAGAGGAAATGAGAGATCTCAAGTACAGAGACACGGACAGGAAAAAGCGCTTCCAGGCAGTTCACGGGAAGAACAGAGACGCAAAAGGAGCATCGCTTAAGAGAAAGAATTTCTCTTACAAACTCGAACAGCCCGCTAAGGATTCTCTGGCCAGAGTGAGGACCATCTAGACCCAAGCCAGGAAGAATGCGTAGATCCTCGTGTGCAAGATGAAGCACTACACGCTCACCCCTGAGATCTAGACCCCCGAAGAGAAGATGTTCCTCCTGGAGTTGTACACCCAGTGGAAGTTCCCAGACTTGGCAGCTCCGGAGATGCCATCTCCAGATTTCCTTCAGGAAAAACTATCTGTCGCCGGGTTCAACTTCATAGTTCGAGCCTTCCCCTTCCTCTTCAAAGAAAAGAATTAGGTCCTCGCCTTTGTTATGAAGAGAGTCGCTATTTATGGTGCCCCTCTCGTCCCAGTATTTTCTCTTGGGATGAGACGACTCTCAGTTAAATCTCGAGATTCTGATGGATTTAAAATCTCTGGGGACTCTAGTCCCAGGTCTTCCACTCTTCGGGGAGACTCTCCAGTTTCTATCTCATAGGAGATCCATGAACCGTTTGTCCCTCTTTCCATCCCCGCTGATTCACCAATCAGCCCGATTCATTCTGAAGAGGATGAGATCGACGTCCCTTAGCCCTCAGTGGCTAGACAACTCTTCGAGCAGAGAGTTCTACTTTGTCCCAGACCCTCTTCCATTCAGCACCCAGATGATGCTTCCTCTGTGTATTCTGAGGCATCTCTTGATCACTTTTCTTCGTTCTCCTCTTCTGATTCTGAGCCAGCACATCCTCCCCATCACAATAATTTGCTCTTGTGATCATCTCTCTTTGTGTTGCTCTTTCTTCAGCATCTCACATCATGCTCCCGGTTCTTCAAGAAGAAACTTTACTCTTTGTTCCTTTTCCTCGTCTTTCTCTTCCACCTCACTCCCGTCCTTTTGAGATGGATCAGAATTGCTTCCACTTTCATCATTTCTGCTGTTTCAGTCTCAGTTCGTCTTTTCTTGGTCGTTTATCGACCCGTCCACTCTCGTTTCTGATTCGGTGTTTCTATTTTGGCTCGAGGCTTAGATAGACTCTAGCAATGACACCAGACTCACTTTGTCAAAGTATACGGTGAGTCAGCCGAGCCCTCTTTGATCTATGGCTTAGGATATCTGTCTCTGCAGGAGTAGTATCTTAGGAAAGGAGCCGCCATCACATCCTCTGAGATCCTCGACATCTACGACGCCTCCTACTTCAAAAAGATCATCCCCACAGAAGAAGACCTGATACTCTGTAAGAGGAAGCCTAAGATAATGGTGGAGAACACTTTACCAGGAGAAATTGGCAGAATAGTCGCTGTTTCCACTTTCAAGTTGAATCACGCCTTCGTGAACCACGCCCAGAGATCTGGAATCACCTTCTCTAAGACCGAAGTGGACGACAACATGCAAATGTCGCACGGCGGTCACCCTAATTGTCGAGCACTCATTGACAAGTTGTATGTAAGGAATCTGAACTCTTGTCTCTCAACTCTCAAACAAGGAGATGTCCTAGTAGATCTTGGGTCTAAGTACAAGATGATCTCAAAGATTCTAACTCGAGCCACCCCCATCGACCCAGCATCCATGTACTAGTTCAACCCTCAAGACCCCACCCATCTACTTGAACCTGGCATGACCTTCAGGATCTCCAAAGATTACTTCCCCATTGAAGTGGTGAACATTATCAAGTTCATCTTAACTAGTCTTCCTCAATACACACCCCTCTTCTGTGTGAGGCCTAACCTCGGAGATTATGATGCTAGGTACTTCAGAGAGAATGAGATCCCTCACTTCGACGAGAACTTTAGAATCATTCCTTTCGTCTTCGAAGGCACAGAGCTCGAATTCCACGAGACTGTCAATCTTCCCCTCCTCCAGAACCATGATCTCAAGGTGATGATGAACGATGTCCATTATTACCTCAAGCAAGTATCCCTGCAGGGAGTATTTTACGTTTCTGGCCTCTGGTTTGAAAATGTCCCGGGCACTTATCACCTCCCTTGTAGCGAAGGTAGCTATCAGGTATACTCTGATAAGGAGAATAAGTCTCAGATCTCCATGCTAACAAACGGTTCAGGATTCCCCTATAACCACTAGAACATCCAACCTCTCCACACTGAACTTCTGGTGGACTATGGGTGGATCTGATTTTTCAGCTGGTCCGGTACTTAGTACAATTCCAACTTTAGACTCGCTCCTGAGGTCGTCCAAAAAGTCGGACACCCGTAGAGTAACTACTTTTCTTCCCTTTATCCCAAGGACAAATACCCCTCAGAGAGATTCCAAGCCTCCATTCATGAATACATCTCAAAGCCCCAAACTACGCCCACTTTCGAATTGGTAGTCAAGGACACTTAGGAGGCTTTCACTGACATTGCTCTCCTCAGAGTTCAAAAGACGAAAGAGTACACAGTCAGAGTGGTGCAACGACTGTCATCTTCTCAAATCGCTTGGATATCACTTATTTCTCTCATTTTGATTCCTCTTTCTCTTAGTCTCCCTTATGTTTGGATATCCCTCATTCCTTGTCTTTTCTCTCTTCTCCTCAAAGTCTATACCCGAAACTGTGTTTACATTAACATGATCGACATGAGGCACTCCCAGGAATCTATTCCAACTCTCTTTGGCCTAATCTAGCATTGGATTCTCTCTTTCTTCAGATATGAGAGCATTTGTTTCGGCGGCTTGTACAACCACCATTACTATTTAGGATCCAGAGACAAGATCCTGGATATTCAGAGATTCCCTGAAGAGACCTTCTTCTATCCTCAGAAAAGAACTTGCACCGAACCTCCCCGAGCCACTTTCACTTCATCTCCTCAAATCTAGTTCGATTACTATTTTGAGAAGAGATCTCCCGTCTCCTCAGTCATTGAAGCTCCTTAGCTACTTCACTCAGTCCCTCAAAACACAGCTGCTCTCCGTCAGTTGAATATGGCTCTCGCCATACGACAGCAGGATCCCACTTTCGGCACCCCCAGAAAAGAATCCATGATCAAGACCGGGTACAGCGTCTACAAGAAAGGATAGCTGATCCAAGAATATGAGTTTGATTCAAAAAGCATCGACAATCTATACTATGCTTTCATCCACCGACATAACTCTAATAGAATCCTCCCAGACCTGAAAATCGTTCACGATTTTAAAATGTTCTCTCTGGGGGTAATTCAATCTTGGATCTAGAATATGAGACCTGTTGAGGATATTGAGATAGTCTCCGTCCACGACTTCATCAAGCAAAAGACCAGTTGGGAGCCTAACAAGAAGAACCGATATTTGAAAAATATCGAAAGATAGCTGTTCAAGCCTAAAAGCTCCAATTTTCGGCCGATCTTTACTGTCATGGCCAAAAGTGGTGAGGTTTATCAGCGGGGAGAATAGGATCCCAGCCTCAATAGTGAAAGGCCTAGATGTATCTTCAATCCTTCTGAAAACGCTTGTGGTATTCTAGTCTATGTCTAGAAATACATCTTTGACGACCTTAAAAGCATCGGAAGAAATGGCCTGGTTGTCGAGCCTGCTTTTATTCATGGGCTCAATTCTCAAGGTTTGAAAGACAGAGTTCAGCTCTTGCTAGAAGGCCTCAACTTAGATGAGATGTGAAGCGTCTCTATGGACGGATCTGCTTTCGATTCGAACCAGCACTACTCAGTATAGTAGTGCGTTGATGTCCAATTCGCTCAGCGATACTCTCCCCGACTACTTCAAATTCTCAAGCGTTGTAACGAAGAGCTGGAGTGGGATATTGATTACATAGCACTCCATTCTTGCATTATCGAGGCTATGTGTGATTTGGACATGGATGTCTTCGTCCCCACTCCCGGAGTCTCTTGCTCTTCAAAATCTTCCCTTCAGCTTTACTCCAAGCACGGAGGTCACTCAGATGAGGTAGCCCACTTCAAAATGAGAGGCACCACTTTTTCTGGTCACCCTACTCTCACGACATTGGGAAACACTCTTCGCTCCATTATGTATACCAAGTTCGCAGCTTTCATGTCAGGTATTAACATGGTTTGCATGGTAGCAGGAGATGATTGCGTTGCTTTTGTCCATCACTCAGACGCCACCCCTTTTCAGCGAGCGTTCGAACAATTTGTTGCTAGTCCCGACAAAACTCCCAAGACCCACGGTCTTGGATAGGTTATCAGCAACTACTTCATCAGAGAGTGGTGGAACATAGACTTCTGCTCCAAATTCGCGGTTCATGCGGAAGGAGGCAAGGGATTCGAAGGGTTGTACCTTCTTTGAGATCCTGTGAAGTTTATCGAGACAAAGCACTACTATAATGGTAGAAATCCTGTCCTCCGTCGATCTGCCCATCTTCATGCCGAAGCTATGCTAGAATGCGCTAAAGTGGAAATGCCTATCCCAGCTCTTATTGATTATTTATTCATCTGATTGGCAAAGTATCGAGAAGAGCATTCATCCGAGGCTCACCTGGATGTCCAGAAGTACTTTGAGTCCGTGTAGAAACAGCACCGTCTCTGGAACACCAAGATCTCCGCTACTCACACTGATGTTGTAGAACAGAGAGTTCTACGAAGAATAGGTTTTTCCATGTCGACTCTAGCTCGTATTCAAGATTCTGGAGTCATACTTTTGGGCAACAGGCCTTCTTGTCTTCTCCTTTCTTCTCAAGATTTCGATGCTCTCATCAATGCCATTTCTTCTTCTTTCTCCACTTCTTACCTCTCCCCTCTTTGTCCATTTGCAGACTTGATCTCGTTCGTCTCGAGTAAAATTGACCTAATAAAATCAAGCATAAAATCAAGTAGAATGAATAAAGAAATTTCACTCTCGAAAAAGATCCGCAAAGAAATAAAGAAAGACGTCCACGACGAAGTTAAGAAGAACCAGAAATCCTCTCATCAAGTGTCCTTCAGAAAAGGAGCCACTCGTCAAAGATAGGGCGCGGCCAAAAACTTCAAGAAGGCTCAAAGAGCTCTACCGCATGAATCCTCTCTTCATGCCTATGACAAATTCGCATTGTCAAAAATGTTCCCAGGTGCTTTTAGGCCCATGTACTTCGCAAACTCTCATGCCACTAAATTGCCGGTACAGATATCAAATGGGACATACACCAGGTCAATCCCCTCAACCAACATCGGATATACTGTGATGTTCTTCTCCCCTCCAGCAGTCGCTAATAACGCCGCCAGATGGAGTGGCGTGTCACTCACTGACCACAACAACATCACTTCTGGAACAACATTCAATACGACTGTTCTGACCAATTCAGGGATCTCGACTGGAGCATTGACCATGACCTAGTTTTACCAAGGAGACTTTCTTTCTATATCCAACCAAGGCTTCATCTACTCAGCAGACTTCGAAGTAGGATTCGTAGGACCTTAGGCAAACTGGGCCCCTAGATTCTTCGCAGGAGAGATTAGCTATGCTTAGCTTAACCAAGGCATCTCTATTCAGAACCTCATTAACATTGCATCCAAAGGGCAAGGATCATTAAGCCCAACTATTAATGAGAAGATCAACGTGCACACTGAGATATAGAATGAGAATTTAGTGTATGTTGATACCCCTGACGCAGCTCATCTGCAAGCGGAGAGGTATTCGTTCCTCCTCTGGCAACCCCCATTCATCTCCGTCACCAATTCCACTCCCGTTCCATATCAGATTTCAGTGGACTTTCACATCAATTATGTCTACCAACCCCTTCTCTCCAACTCCTTTGTAGCTTCTCTCAGCGATACTTCTGAGCTACAAGGAGATTCACTCAGTAAACCTGGAGTAGATCTGTCTCAAGCCAGGAGACAATTATGGGCATCACCTCTCCAAGGGATGATCGGAAGAGCCAGAGACTTCGGCTCCGATATATGGAACACCCACGGCGGGTATATTACTCGGGCTTTCAAGAAAGTACTGAGAGAGCTAGGACCATCCATGGCAGATGTGCTTTTACCTGGCTCAGGAATGGTCATAAACCATTTCTTATAGTCTTGAGCCTCTCTTTGTGAACCTATGGATCACGCTGGCTTGAGCTTCTACGTGGAAGATTGCCTCCGAGTTTTGTCTCGGTTAGAAGACGGCAACGCTCTCTCGTCTATTAAATAGACGATGATGGAATTCCTGCAAATTGCAGAATAGGAATCCGAGGTCATAGAACATCTGGACGACACCAGAGACTCGGAAATCCAAGACATCGCCGATGTCTAGAAAGTAGGAGACGTTGAAGAATCAAAGAATCTCATCAAATAGTCTGCTACAAATGCTACCCCCATCTCACTTACTGAATCTCAATTCATGGAGGAAGCATAGAAAAGGCGAATCCACTTCTCCTCCACCCCCAAGTTAGGAAATCGACCTTGGATGACATGTCCCTGCATTCCGCAGTAGACTGTCTCCGAATATGTGCCCTCTTATGATCTGCCCCAATCACGATCTCAAGGCACATACTTGCTGCTGAGTACCATCCCATCTGATCTGGATACCTCAGCCAATTTCCCAGCTTAGCATCCTGGATCTTTTCTCTCTTCATCGGGAGAAACTGCCATAACGGAAAGAAGTTCGCAGAGTTCTTTCCAACTCATTTAATCTGAATTCAATTCAGATTAAAACATTTTCTGCTTTAATCCTGACGACCCTAGGACATGGGGCTCAGGATTGCCTCCCTCAAAAAGAGGCGCAACGTGCCGACGTAATCG